CAGCAGGCCGTGCGCTCGCTGCAGGGCCGTGGTCGCATCACGGCGGCACTGCTATGACCCAGGCCGTGAAGATTGCCTATCTCGAAATCTCGGGTCGTATGACTGGGAAAACAACACGCCTGGCAGAACGAGGCAAGGATGTGGTTGCCCAGGGCAAAAAGGCAATCCTCGTTTGTCATCCTCCATTGGTTTCTTACTTTCGCCGGAAGTTTCCGTGGATGACTGTTGTAGCGCGTGAGCAGCAGTTGCCAATGGGCGTAAACCCCGAAACCGCAGTGTGGTTTTACGACGAATTCGACTTCCTGAAATCTGTGGTGGTGCGTCCAGGCGCTTATTACGCAACCACTGCCAGCCATCTGCGCGTGGCCGGCGAACCAGCGGCAGAAGACGATGTACTGATGCAACTGCTGAAAGCGAACGGCAACAAGTGCGAGCGGCATCTGCTACCAGCATTCCAACAAGGCTTGATCCTCGAGTGCAGACGGGAGATGTCCCAAGAGCAATTCCGCCTAAGCATGCTCGGGGAGTTCCTGTCGTGATCAAGCTGCAGGCGTTGACCGCCTACCTCATCGAGCGCCAGCTGGTAGCGCCGGAACAGCTCGACAGCTGGACCGACCAGGTGCAGCTGGAGTTGATCTGGAAGCCCGACACCAAGGGCATGCACATGGGCGACATGAACTACAGCGCCACGATCGTGCTCGAGCGCTTTGCCGACAATCCGGCCCGCCTGATGGCATTGGTCGGCAGCTGGCTGGAGAACAAGGACGAGGACCGCGAAGGACTGCCCGTGACTGTGTTCGACATCACCATGCTCGACAACGACCTGGCCGACGTCGACATCAAGCTGCAGTTCAGCGAACCGCAATACCTGACCGAGGATCCGGACGGCGAGATCGAGGCCTTCGGCGAGACCTGGGCATTCGTGCCGTTCGAGTTGTGGGTGGCCGAGAAGGGCGAGGTAACCGGCGATGGCGCGTAGCACCTTCGACCTGGACGTGCGTGGCCTGCTGGGCGCGGAAGAACAGCTCGCTCTGCTCAATCTGCCGCCTCAGTTGCGCCGCCGGCTGCTGAACAACGTCAGCAAGCGCGTGCGCAGCCTGAGCCGCCAGCGGATCCGCAACCAGCAGAACCTGGACGGCTCGCCGTTCGAGGGCCGCAAGGGATCGGGCAAGGGCAAAAAGAAGATGGAGGCCGGCCTGGGCAAGCTGCTTGAGGTCACCCGCGTCAACGCTGACGAAGCCGAACTGGGCTGGCGCAACGCGCTGACCCGGTGGGTGGCATCGCAGCAACACAACGGCGTATCCGAACGGCGTACTGCCGCGCAGATGCGCCAGTGGAACAAAGTGCCCGAAGGCCTGGCCGCAACCGAAAAGCAGGCCAAGCGCTTGCGCCGCCTCGGTTTCAAGGTCCGTCAGGCTGGAAAGAAGACGCTCACACGGCCGTCCGTGGCGTGGATTAAAGAGCATGTGAACTACGCCAAGGCCGGTCTGCTGATCCGCATCCTGGACGACGAACAAGCCGAATCCTCTGGTGCGCAAAGCTGGGAAATCAAACTTCCCAAGCGCCAGTTCCTCGGCCCTGGCACCGAGTCAGAAACCAGTTCGCTGGTGAACCTGGTGCTGCAACAAATCCTTAATTCACCCCGTTAACGAGGCACTGCATGGCACTCGGTAAAGTCAGCGTCAACAATCTCAATCTCAGCCAGGGCGCTGTGACCGAGGTCGAAAAATACTTCCTGTTCATCGGCTCCGGCGCGAAAAGCCCGGGCCAGGTGATTGCACTCAACACCGACAGCGACCTGGACGTGATGCTGGGCATTCCGGCCAGCGATCTGAAAACCCAGATCACTGCCGCCCGCCTGAACGGGGGCGAGAACTGGGCGTGCTTGGCGGTCCCGCTGGCTGCTGAAAGCACCTGGGAAACCGCCCTGACCAAGGCGCTGCAGCTGAATTACTCGTTTGAAGCGATCGTGATCTGTACGGCGGTGGCCAGCGGTGCCGAGCTGTCAGCGATGCATGACGCTGCCATTGGCTTGAATAACAGCCTGGGCCGTCGCGCCTTTGTCATGGCCGCATCCGAAGGCATCTCCGAGACCATGACCTGGTCGGAATACCTGGCCGAGCAGAAGGCGATCACTGACGACCTGGCAGCGCCGCGTGTCATGTGCGTGCCGCAGCTGCATGGCAACGATCTGGGCGTATTGGCCGGTCGACTGGCGAACTCTGCCGTGAGCATTGCCGACAGCCCAATGCGCGTGGCCACCGGTGCGTTGCTGGGCCTGGGCCCAGTTCCGCAGGACAAAGACGGTGTTCCCCTGGACAGATCGGTTCGCATTGAACTGGACAAGTCGCGCTTTTCGGTCAGCCAGACCTATACGGACTATCCGGGCGTGTACTGGGGCGACGGCAACATGCTGGACGCACCCGGTAGCGACTACCAGGTGATCGAGTACCTGCGCATTGTCGACAAGGCCGCTCGTCAGGTCCGACCGCTGCTGATCCGCCGTGTGGCTGACCGCCGCCTGAACAGTAGCCCCAACAGCATGGCGACCAACAAGACGTTTTTCATGACCCCGCTGCGTGCGATGGCCAAGTCCACCACCTTCGCCGGCCAAACCTTCCCGGGTGAGATCGAATCGCCAGCGGACAACGCCATTGTCTTGTCCTGGAAGAGCAAAACCGAGGTCGAGGTTTACATCAGCGTCCGCCCCCTTAACTGCCCGAAAGTGTTGACCGCAAACATCGCGCTCGACCTTTCGACCACCAAACCGGAGTAACCCCGCATGTCTGCAAAGATTGGCGGCAAGAACTTCGACGTGAACCTGGGCGATCTGCTCGTTCACGTCGAGAGCTGCACCATCGACATCACCGACAACAGCGCCGTGGCCCAGACCAAGGGCGTGCCCAATGGCCATGTCGATGGCGACGTGGCCGCCGCCGGCGAACTGGAACTGGACACCACCAACTTCAACCTGCTGATCGAGCAAGCCAGATCTGCTGGCAGCTTTCGCCAGCTGAAGCCGTTCGACATCGTGTTTTTCGCCAAGTCCGGCGATGAGGAACTGCGTGCCGAGGCCTTCGGCTGCAAGGTGCGGATCTCCAGCCTGTTGAGCATCGACCCGAAAGGCGGTGAGAAGAGTAAGCACAAGGTCCCGTTCGACGTCACCAGTCCGGACTTCATCAAGATCAACGGCGTGCCATACCTGAGCGCCGCAGAGATCGAGGGCCTGACCTGATGGTTTGCCCGTTCGACCGTGCCCAGGCACTGGAGCTTCGGCAGCGAGAGCAGGCCATCGCGGCCGTGCTTGCGCGTAAGCGGCAGATCGGGCCGAGCCGCACCCATTGCGAGGACTGCGACCACGAGATTCCCGCGCTACGCCAGGCGCAGGGCGGGATCACCCGTTGCACCCCATGCCAATCCATTTTCGAGAAGAGGCCTCATCGATGAGCAAAAGCCCTTGGCCGAATTTCAGCTACGACGAGTTGCGTTGTCGCTGTGGCCGCTGCAGCAGTGACGGGACCGAGATGGATCCGGCGTTCATGGACCAGGTACAGAAGCTGCGCGTCCTGTTCGGCAAGCCGCTGACCATCAACAGCCCGTATCGCTGCCCGAAACACCCGGTGGAAGCCAAAAAGGCCAAGCCTGGCGTGCATGCCGAAGGCAAGGCGATCGACATCGCCTGCACCGGCGCCGACGCGGTCGAGCTGCTGCGTCTGGCCATGACCCTGCCGTTCACCGGCGTGGGCATTCAGCAACGCGGTACCGGCCGTTACATCCACCTGGACATGGCCGCTGCCCAGGCCGGTCGTCCACGTCCAACGCTCTGGAGCTACTGACATGCACCGTACCCGAGTGGTGGCCATTATCGGCGTACTCGCTGCATTGGCGGGCAACCAGTTGAACAGCGTCACCGATTACTTCGAAAGCACTTACGCGGACTACGTGGGCACCGTGGCTGGCGCGTATTGCCTGGCGCCTGCCGAGCTGCGCGGCACGCTCCGTCAGGTCATCGACGAAAGTGCGGCGCCCAACAAAATCCGCGTGGAGTGCGCCGCCGATGCCCTTTAGAAGCGACCTGATCGTCAAGGCGGTGAACGGTTCGCCGTTGTGGGATCTGGTCCGGCCGCTGTTCTT